TATATTCTCCATCTTGTTAGCCTGCACGCGCCGGATGTAACGCTTGGCGTGATGAGGATGAATACCGGAGCTAGTTCCTAAAATACAGCTAGCAGTGCCTTCTGGTTTGACGCAAGTAGTTCTAGCTGCCGGATTAATTCCGATCTTCGCCGCAAACTCTTTATTCGTCTTCTTTACAACTCTAGCGCCCTCCTTTTGGACTTCAGGATCGAGACAAATCTCGTGCTGTTCCATAATCCCAGTCATGGAAACGCCCAATAGGGCTTCTCGCCGGAATATCCTCTCGCTGATCTCTCCTAAATATGGTAAATCAGTAAAACCGGCCTGAAGCGTTCCAATAATTGCAGCAGCGCGACAAGATTCAAAAAATTCTTTCTTGGTGTTAACTTTTGCACAATTAATGGTACTGAGATTACATGCTTGCCATCCTGTCTTACCTGTTTCTTCATCAACAGGATACAACCCAATCTCCACACACGGGTTCACAATTAACTCTGTGGAATCTGACCACACAAAACCCGGCTCTCCAAATTCCTTAACGGCATCCATTAGAGCAGAAAATTGCTTTGGAGTAGTTCCCTCCCGTAAAAGTAGAGCAGAATTATTTGACCGACCACGCTGGGGATTATCATGAAACCAATTGCCAGTCTTTGCCAGTGCCATTTCTTTGTCGTCTGGAGAAAAAAGACAAATCGTAGCACTTCTACGTACACCGCCACTAATGACAGCATCAGCACTATGCATAACAACGTCATAAGCATCTATGGAATTTAACCTTCTGGAAGAGAATTCAGCCCCTTTGAGAGACTTATCCAAAACCTTTTTTACGTTGGCTAGCGCTTTTTTAAGAGGCTCTGGGCCGGGAGCTTTTCCCGAACTAGAACTCAAATAAGCACCAGCCGGTCTGATGTTAGAAAAATCGAAGTTTACAGTCTTGCCCTCATATTCGGGAAATAAATCGTTGTCTTCAAAATAGCTGCTAATTAATACTCCAATCGAATCGGACCACCCCTCAATCGTATCTGGTATTGTGAATTTTTTTGTACCCTCTTTTTTAGCGACTAGTCTGGGTAGTTTCTTGATATGGTGACCTTGGACTGAAAAACCTACCCCACACCCACACAACAAGAGATACATACATTCTTGGAAAAATCTTAATCTGTCACAATAAGAGGCAATACAATTGTATACTCTAGCGTGGTGTTTAAAAATAGGGTCGCCACCAAACTGTAATGCTCTTTGAGAGCCTAACACGCGCTTTTTATGCATAAGATCGTATGCCCATTCTATTTCCCCGTTCACTTTGGGATATTTAGCATACATCATATTTTTTACTCTGTTAACTGACTCTTTCCAAGTTTCCCTTCTTTTCTTCTCTGGAATCCACCTTGCATACTTGCCTACAAACGTATAATTTTGTAATTCCGTTAATGACATTGCCTTCCTACTTACTCTCTTTCTTTGCGGTAGCGTGTCCGTCTGCCACCATCCGAGATGATACATCTTCAGAGTTGATAAAAATATATCCCAGCACTCGATTCAGAGTGAACACGTCTTTTATGTCACCGTCTGAATCTGCCGGGATAAATAAAACTACATCTTTGCTGTCTTCTAAAAGCCCATTTAAATGAGCCTTGGCCGCTAGCCCCTTTTTCTTTTCTTCTAAATCTCTGGTTCTTGTTTCAGGACACCAACAATCTTTAAGTCTCACCCTAATAGTTCTTGTTACTTCTACGTCCAGCGTATCGCCGTCAACAACATTGACGACAGATCCTTTGGTTGTAATTCCTATCAGTGGCTGCTGCATCTTCGTTGTCTCTCTTTCCTTCTTCACCCAGAGGGGTGGACCGTTGTGAATAACTCGTGTTGTCATGAAGTATTATACACTAAAATACGCCTAGCCACTCAAAGGTTTTTGCTCTCCCACAAGCCTGTTCAAGTAAGACAGGTCTGGGTTGATATAGGATATTTGAAGTCCATTGTCGATCAGATGCTGATAAACAATTTCATCTTCTTTTGAATGCCCATGAGCCTTACAGCCTTCGGGGATATACCAATCGCGTATATCGTTTTGCCATAGAAGTTTAGCGCATCTATTGCAGGGCATATGTGTGACGTATGCTTGCTTCGATGATGGAGGATTGATCAGCATATTACTAACAGCGTTTTCCTCCGCGTGAACCATAAACGGGTATTTATCGGGTCTTACTGCGGGAAGATCGCTGTCATCGACGCCTTTACAGAAACCGTTGTAGCCCATACTGATCACTCTTTTATCGCTAACGATTACACAACCCACCTTGGTCTGATCATCGTGACTTCTGACGGAGGCGTAATAAGCCAAACCGATAAAATAATCATCCCATGTTATATGCGTTTTCACGTTTTTCTTTCCTTGAACGACGCTCCTTCTTTAGCTTCTTCTTGTCTCGCTTACTTTTTTTTCTTACTGTTTTTCCCATGATTTAACCTAAATTGTGAATGAACCCAAACATATTTTGAATGAATCGCATATGCAATCATTTTGCGAAACCCGTTTCCATTTTCAAGACCGTCAAAATCTTTTGGCAAAACTAAAGCTGTGGTTTTATCGTTGATTTTCAATGACTCGGCCTTACTTCTACTTACCTTTTTTTCATCTATTTTCATCTTTACTCCAGTATTTCTAATCCGTGAATACAGTGTCTTACATCTTCCTCAAGCTGTACTTTTTTTTCTATCCTGACGGTATCCATATTATATAAAAGTATTCTGGCTGGTGAAGTGCCAATGAGAATATAATTATCTTTGCGAGCCAGCCCACGATTCCAGTTATTAGTGGCTATCTTATCAGCAGAGTACTTCACCTTTTTGGACTTGGGGATTGCGACGTAATTGATTTTTGGGGAGTCTTTTTTGATAACTCCCACGTATCCAAAAGTTGTAAGGTTGACAAGGAATAAATCTTCGTATTCATAAAAGTTGTGCTGAAAACTTTTTTCGTTGTCTATGACGGGCATAGAAGCAACAACATCCATGTTTGTGGCAGAGTGTAAATGTGTAATCAATCCAGAAAAAACTACTCTACCATTGTTACTGGAAATAGAGTTAATGTGATATTTGTCTTCGGTTTTAGGCGGCGTGGGATTGCTGGGCTTTAAGTCGGTTAAAATCTTACGGTCTTCTCCATCTTCTCCTATTACCTCCCAGATACCCCGCAGTTTAAAATCAAGATCCATTGCAACAATTTTGTCGTATGCTGTAGAAGTTATCCATAAACACTCATCAAAAAAGCATATCTCGTGTATTGATTTAAATATATTGTCATCTTGAATCCTGTTAGTGACTTTAAAGGTATCTTTATCTAGCTCCATTAGGCCGGAAGAATCTGCCACAATAACCCTGTCCTCTAGGACGGCTATACCTCTTAGTCCCCGTTCTCCCCCTCTTTCATTGTCGTTGACAAAGTCTTCTGCGTAGGGGGAATGATGTATAACTTCTTCGGAATCCATATCTATAACATACAGGCCGCCATGAACATCGCCCTGTTGCGCTGATCTGATAACTGTTGTGCATATGATTTTCATAGTACCAATTTCATTCCGTTGTCTATCTTAGAAAACCCAATCTTGCCGTAGAATGGCACATTTTTATCTGAACAGCTTAAAGTTATCTTGTAACATTCTTCTTGTATTGCTGTATCAATAAGGCTGGTGATTATCGCGGCTCCAATGCCAAGTTTTCTGTACTCTCGTAAAATTACTACGTCTTCGATGCGGCCAGCGATCCTGCCAGTTAATTTCCGTTCAATTAACAACGATCCCGTCCCCACTACGAGATTAGAACTTTTCGGAGAGTCAAGGATTTTTTGTACTGCAACTATGACATGGTGATTGTTATTGTTAATAAAAGTTGACCATATTTTGTCAAAGTTAACATTGCGGGAGTCATCTGGAAGGGGGCTTAATTGACTACTCAGGTTTAAATAGTGACTATTTAAATCATCTCTTTCTATTCTTCTAACTTGCATTGTGGAACCTTAGAACAAAGTGTTCAAAGGGCATAGAAATATGCTCAAATGGAATGTAGCTTAGGTCTACCGTCTGCGATTGTAGATATCTTTCGTTAAGATCTTCCAAACCGATCCCTAGATTGTTATTAGTTTCATCTGAAACCTTTTGGGAAGAATTATGTATCACGATACTGTATTCGAGGCAGGACATTGTGGTGGGTAGGCCGGAATGTGAATTGCGGTAAAAAAGTGGCTGGATTTCTGATTCTAGGTCTTCTAAGGAGGAAGAGGTTGATTGATCTAAAATTTTCCTCAAGTATTCTTTCTTGTAAACATGGCCATTTGTCGAAAACGGTATACCAAAATTTGTGTATGGCGTTATCTTGGAAGCATCCCATACTAAAAATTGATCCAGAACAAAATCTCCCTCGGAAGGAAGTTCAGCAAAATACCTATCTCGACTGTAGGGATTCTGTATGATCGTATTGTTTCCTAAACGCAGCGATAAAGATATGGGACTGTGTTCATCAAATAAACTTTTTATCCGGCTGTATGAAGGTGGAGTTTTAAACAATATGTTCTCATCATTAAAAATGCATACTAATTCTCTTGATTTATCAAGACACGGTAGTATGTTTTTTGCGATAGACGCATCGCTCATTTCTATCCATCTAGTTGGGAAAATATGTCCGTATTGATTTTTAAGATTAAAATGAGCAGCCGCTTTCTCATATCCGGTGAAAAATTTATCAGAAGACGCTCTATATAAAACGGTTATATCAAACAAGTTGCCGCTGTTTAAATGGAGACTTTCTAAAAGAAGATGAAGTCTGGAGGGGTTATTTTCAGAAAGAACAATTGTGGTAATCATCAAAATCTTTCTGTCGGCGGGAGTTCTGCCAAAGGTTTCTTGTACGGAGTCATGTATTTATTAAACCACCGGACAGTTTTTTCTAACCCCTCTCTCAACGGAGTAGAGGCCGTAAAGCCGAATTTTTCTTTTGCCCTTGTAACGTCTAGACATCTTCTGGGCTGTCCATCAGGTTTTCTGTCATTCCACACAAGATCGCCGTCATACTCCATTATCTCACACATTGTTTCGATCATGTCTTTAACTTGGGTTTCTTCCCCCGTGCCTATGTTGATAGGCGATGGATCGTTGTTATGATTTTCCATGGCGAGTTGAATGGCCTCTGCGCAATCTTCAACAAACAGAAATTCTCTGCTGGCCTTGCCGGAACCCCAAACTTCTAGCTCAGGTTCGTCATTTTGTTTCGCGTAAGCTACACGAGACATAATGGCTGGTATAACATGGCTGGCCCTAGGGTCATAATTATCTCCCGGTCCATACATGTTAGTAGGGACTAAATTAACAGTGTTCATTCCAAACTGACTATGGTATGCTTGTAGCATTTCCATCAATGTTTTCTTTGCTATGCCATAAGGAGCATTAGTTTCTTCTGGATATCCATTCCATATGTCTTCTTCTTTAAAAGGGACAGGGCAGTATTTAGGATAAGAGCATACCGTTCCTGTCATGATGAATTTTTTGCATTCCCACTGGCGAGCTTCTTCGATCATCTTGATACCCATGTTGAGATTTTCATACATAAAACCTCCGGGGTATTTCATATTGGCTCCGATTCCACCTACTCTAGCAGCGAGATGGATTATTACATCAGGACGGTACATGTCGAACATCCATCCGATATGCGACTCTTCGCCTAAATCTATGCCGTCCTTAGTACCGCCTACGGCGGTCAGTCGGGTGTACCCAGACTCGTTTAACTTCTTATAGAGCCACTGGCCCAGAAAGCCCTTTCCACCGGTAATCAGCACGCTGTCATCTTTATAGACCGTCATCAATCTCTTCCAAAAATTTAATGGTTTCTTCGCAGGTCATATTTTTGGCGCGTTTAAAAACCTTACGCTCTTCGTCCATAATGACGACGGTGGGATATGCTTCAATATCGAATTGTTGAGATAGATACTCATTCCCCGGTTTGTCAACCGGCACGATAGCTGGTTTTCCCTCGAAATATGGCTCGACAGATTTGAGAACTGTGTCATTAGTCCACACCTGATCTCGCATACCTTTGCAGTGCGGACACCAGCTAGCGACAAAAACTACTACCTGAAGATCTTTTTTATCCATGATCCCAAAGACTCTTTCCTGTGTTTTTCTTGGTGACTCTATTGAGAGACCACATCCAAGGGCCGACTATTAGAATTGCTCCAATACCCCAAGCCCAAACAACAAATCCTTCATGGCCCGGTATAAGAATGATAGCAGAAATTGCCGCCGTAAGATAGATAGATAACAGTATGTAACTCATTTTTTGTTCCATATACCAATCAAAAATCTTCTTAAACATTGTTATCCTTTATTTAATTAACGTGGGAAACTTGGCACTATCTTTGGTCAAGATACTCTTTCCGGTTTTGTTCTTTGATGATCCACCTTCGATTGACAACTCCGTAATTTCTTCTAGGGCAGGGACGGGATGATCTAAATCGATAGCCCACAAGATACCTTCTTTTTCAGCATAAGCTCGCATCCTACGAATTGGAACAATTAGGTTAAATGTTTCTCCAGCGCCTCTGACAAGCATCCCAACGTACTGACCCGCATCTTTGCCAGACCTCTCGCTGAGAAAAACTCCACCTCCGCTTGATCCGGGGAAAGCCGTAACGGTTGTCTGGTCAAATATTACACCACCACCCGACCCCAAGTCAAGAACTCTTCCAACTTGAGAACAAATTCCTCGCGTCATCGAATTTGAGCCAGTTTGTCCTAATAATGAGCCTACATGATATAATTCAGTACCAATAGGCACGGGCTTACTCTCGGCCTTAAAGAAGGTGACGGACTTGTCAATAAAACCCTTCTTCCTAATCATTAGAAGGGCCAAGTCTTCTCCGTTTTCGGAATCGCTGTATTTAATAACCTTGGCTTCCATCTTGAACTCACCAACACGACGACCATCTTCGACTAATTCTTGGACGATTTGAGCATCTTTAAATTCAACAACCTTTACTGATCGCCCATCTTTGATTATTGTCCTAACGGAACGGAGACCGTCTACAACATGAGCCGCTGTCCACACAAAGTTTACATTAACCGTGGATTCTCCGGTTGTAGTCAGGGGAACGGCTCGGGTAACAATGACGCCAGAGCCTTCTCCGAAGCCAGACTTTACTGTAACAGATACGTCTTGTAGGTGTTGGTAAAGCTGTTTGTCATTCCCTAGCAAGGGAGCGGAGAATATAAGAAGAAGTAAAATAGAACTTAAGATTGCCTTTTTCATTGATTCCTTCCTTAAATATCATGTCTGAGAAAAAAAAGGGGGTTTTTCTTATATCCAGAACCCCTTAAACTGGGTCTACCGCGTTAAACAGTCTCGCCGCCCTGCATCCTACGCTCTAGCTCACGCTGGGGCGTATTGCCTTCGTTCTCCGCAACGCCGGGTGCTACTGGCACATTAGGAGTAGCAATAGGACGAAGTTCGTCTTCTGTAAATTCGCTACCAAGGGCCGGATGCTTGATCCATTCGATGGTCGGAATATGACTGACATCATAACCATCGAAATGCTCTTTTGTCAGATAGAAGGAGTTTTCTTCATCAAACACTGAGTGAGCTTCAATGACGGGAACCCTAAACAACTCAACAGCCATAAGACGGTAAGCTTCACGGAAAAGCTTTTTCATCTCTTTGCCAGTCTGGACACTCCAGTCATTGGCCCAAGTATTCTCAGAAAGCTGAGCCATATCACTCAAGCCCTGAAGACAAAGCTCGATCCATCTACGGCAGTAGTCGTTCTTGACATCGAAATAACGAACCGGATAAATCTTGAATGCTCGTCTCTCATGTGTAATGTGATGAGCCTCAAGTCTTTCCATATTGTCTGGCTTTGTATTTGTGTCAATCAGATTGCACAAACGGACAAACATGTTATGATGATGCTTGACTGCGGCCAGTGTCGGCGGGCCGGGAACAAAGCAATCAGTGCGCACACTGAAAGCTTGAAGATGTTCTCCAACCTTTTCAAACAGACGGGCTATAGCCATGTTGTGGGTCTCCTTGTTGTCTCCAACATTAGGAATGGCCCACTTTACTCCTTCAAACATGTAAGGAAGAATTGCGTCATGGGTTGGGATAACTAAGCCTTCATTTACATCGGACATTTTTTTGCCTCCACTTTATTCTATGTTAAATTTCTGTTTAAGTCTATGACGTATCAATGTGTCAACTTGTCTCATTGTCATCGTTTGATCGTTTTGGTATTCATTTACTAATTCTCCAAATACCGTCATGATCTGTTCAGCAGTAGCTTGTTTTCGTGTGCTGAACGGCACATTCAAAAATTGCGGTGGCAATCCTTGCATAGCAACTGGTTGTTGATGATAAGGTTCGCTCACAGGAAATCCATAAGGAACAAACCCCGGATTTAGTCCATGTTTACCGGTTCTATCATCAATATCTTCTGTAGCTCTCGGAGCTTCTGGCAATTCATCTAGCGGCATAACGTATTCGTTTTCGTGTCGATGTTTGTGAATGTGTTCATGGACATGTGTATGACCACCGCAACTACCATCTCCATTTATGGCAGGTGGTGGTATGGGAGGTATTGTACCATTATCATACCCCTCTTCATCATCTTTGTCAATGTTTTTTCCGTTTTTCTTTTTTCGTCGTCTTCTGTTCAAAAGAAAAGGAACCCCGTATTTAAGAGCCAACATACCTAGACTCATACCACCAAGCGTAAAGCTGACATTTTCTACGCTATTGCCATTACCGCCGGTATAATCGTCCATGTAGTGGCCACTGCTAGCCTCTAAATCTGATATCTGTGCATCTCTTGCGTCAATTGTTCCCACTAGGGCGCCTATTTTAGATTTTAGAGAATCCTTTTGTCCCTCGACAGCCCCTAAGAGATCTCTCAAACCGTTAACCGCGTTTTGCGCCTCTAAAAGATTGCTGTTTGTTCCACCAAGTTCCGCTTTAAGACCTTCAGATAAAGATTCCAAACTATTTAGTTTTGTTTGTAATTCAGCTTGAACACTATCAGATATATTTCCAAGGTTAGTCAGTTTTTCCTGTAGTTCTGTAATCTTGTCGAGGTACTCCTGACGTTCCTTTTCAAAATCTGTAGGAGGATCTACGGGGCCACCGGGGTCTGGTCTACCGGGCCAACCGTTCCATTCGCCATCTGGCGGATTGGGATTGGGATTGGGATTGGGGGGGTTAGGATTTGGAGGGCTATTACCCCAAGGACACCAAGGGAATAAGCCATTACTATCGTATAGTTCGCCAACTCTTATACCCCCATAGTATTTAGCAGTATCTGCGATGCCGCCATCTGGAAACTTAAGCTCGGGGCAAAACATAAACTCACCCTTAGTGGTCTTTCTAAGACCCCCTTTATAGGGAATGACGACATGGTCTTCAATTTTACGTCCACATTGTGGACAGAGCTTGTTAAGGCGCTCTGGTTTACTGAGCAGCTTGGCTTCTTTATCGGCAACAATGCTATAAGAAGCTTCTATGGGATGGCCTTGACCATTTCCCTCCATTATTTCGTAGATCTGTCTTAGAGATAAGCCAGCACCATAGTCGTTTGGCCCATCATCTGTCCATGCGCCGTCTCCTATTCTCCAAGCTAGAAGGATACCTAGTCTAGTATGACTCTCTCCTTTGTCATCTTTGACAAGGACAAGAACGCCGCTTCCAGACTGACCACCAAGGGGCGCAGCATTAAAGCTTACGGTAGCCCCTGCGTTTCTAAGGACTCTACCCTTCCATGCGGTAGCCCACTGAGCAGAAGGACATCCTCCAGCTATAACTAGGTCATTAGCTTTTATCTCTGTGCCTTTCGGAGCAAGAGGTATTACTCTGGGAGGGAATCTACCAAAATACTTCTTTTTAACAGACACAACTGCTAAGTCTAGAGCGGTGCCTTCTTTATATTCAGAATATTCTGTTCTGAATGGGATCATGGCAGATTTGTAGCCGTCTTGAAAGAATTCTAAATGACCTCTTTTAGATCTACCAACCACATGTCCGTTAGTCAGAACATAATATTTATCCTCGTCTTCCTGAAATACAGTCCCGCTGCCTGCGGACCCTCTAGTAGTAACCCTGCATACTCCTTCCAAAGCCTCGTCCATCGTAAGCGGCTGCGCAAATCCCAAAGATGGGAAATATAAAACCAGCCCCAAAACTAAAGCTTGTATTAGTTTTTTCATGGCTACCAGTCCTTACTAATGGTAAATTGATATTTAAAGAGCGCCGATCTAGCCAAATCAGCGGGCATAACAGCCGAGTCTGCCAAATATGGTACAGGATCTATGTATGCTTGCCTGTAAGCATAAGCCACAGCTGTACTACACACAAAAACATTCATTGGATCGTCGTCCTTAATGTTTTGCGGTGCTAGTCTGCAAAATGGCAGGTAATGTCTTGCTAGCTTCCATATATTTTTCCATCCGTATGGTAATCCGGTTAGATTTAACATGACATCGGTAACATCTCGCGGTGTGAACAGCGGAGCGTTGTTTTTCAGACGATAGTCAATTTTTACTGGTCTCTTGTCTTTGTTTTCAGGCCAAGCAGTAAAATTCCAATAGTGAACAGGAGAGGCGGCTCTAAAAACATCTATATTGTCTGGATGTGTCTCAACCTGACTCTTTAAGGAAACGGCTCTTCCTCCTTTAAACTCCCTAAATTCCACACATTCAAGATTATCGCCATCCCAGTGAGCCATGCCAGCATGACTATGAACCCCGCTACCATATCGTTTGATTAACCAGCTAGACAGTCCCTTACCACGAAAGAGAAGCACGTCTGCTTCTTCGATGTACGGCTTGGCTTCGTGATAAGGAACTAAGATCATATTATTTATCCTCTAGCTTTTTATCTATTCTATCTAGAATATCAGCGATTCTTCGCTGGTCATTTACGATCTGTGTCATAATTTGCTGCATATCTTTTTGAGTTTCTGCCCAGCTTCTCGGAACATAAACTAACGGAGTACCATCAGAATCTTGTCGAGATATGACCTTGTATGTGTGTTGCATCCAGTCTCGCTCTTCGTCCACTAAAACAGATTTTGTTGGAACTGCTTTTAGAATAAGAATCTCAATGACCTTCCCTAAACCTACCACTATAGCAACTATCGCGGCCAACACAGGAATTGAAAGGAAGCTTGATTCCATTTGTTACCTCTTTCTTCAAAGAAAAAAGGAAGGGACTGCAAAACACAGTCCCCTCCTTGTGACTGCAACAACGATTAACCGCCTGTGATGGCGCTATAATCTTGGAAGTTTCCACCACTCGTTGTACGAGTGACGAAATCAATCAAGAATACCAATTCACCCGGAATCGCTCTTGTGGGAACGTTTGTAACCGGTCTGGCATTGTCCTGATCGGCAATATTGCGGAAGATCGCAGCAGTACCATAATTGGTAGCGCCGCTCTTATCCGTAAGATCGCTTTGGACAAGACCGTGATTGCTGGTAGAGCCAGCAGTCGGGTTTTTAAAGAGGTTGAAGGCCAAGGTAGCCCAAGAGCCTCTTTGGTAATGATCATCAGTATGAAGATGAAGGCTTCGAACACTATGGTCGCTTCCAAGAAGCCCCAGAATACTTTCCGAGGAAGTAATGTTAGCTACCTTTGTTGAAGCTCCCTTAATCATAAAGGTGGAGTTGGTGGCAGAACGATCTGACCTCTTAGGAGTAAAGCCAAACTTGGGACTTCCTGCGCTACGTGCAACGGCAAGGCCGACGACGTATTTAGTGCCTGTAGATACACCAAGCTTTGAGCCATAATCTTCTGCGCCTTTGACAAGGTCCAAATTGCTTTTGCTTGTCCATCTTCCGCCATCAGCTTTTGCGGGAACAGAGCCAGCGCCAGCGATGACGCCACCGTCATTGTCTGCGCCGCCAGAGCCAATTGCTGTGCCAACATGA